TATGTGTGGATAAAGTCACCGGCGAGCACAATTAGCGCCCTTTCCAGCTCTTCGCGATCAAATGTCAAATTTGTCCATTGTCCTGTATTCACATCTCGTCTCCAAAGAGTGAGATGATCCTGCCAACGAGCAATGATACGAAGGGTGTCCATTATCAGGTCCGGGTCAAGGGTTCCGTCAAACTTCCCAAAGTCACCGTCACATCCTTTGTTGGATACATTCAGCAAATCACGCTGCAGTTTAGCCCACAGCGGTCCATGCGTATCAATCCCAACAGCAGAAAAGCCTTGCGCAACCGACTCATAAAACCTTGCGGTAAAATTCATTGTCAGTGCTCGGGCTACCACAGTAGCGTTGACTTGGGCCATCGTGAAAATTCGAGTATTTACGTCCTTAATTTTCTTAATAGGACGGCGCTCATCCTTGAGCTGATGTTCCCAGAGGAAGAACGGTCGCTCTCCTCTTTTGAGTGCCTGGAGATCTTCCCAAACTCTCAAATCAAGTTCCGGCTTCATCGACCACAACTTCTTGCAGTCGGGCCAACCAGGAACTGGTTCTTCGGGTCCATCTTCCCCCACTCTGTAGGTGAATCCAGCTTCCACAATCCTCTCGTCAAAGAGAAAAGCTTTGCCTTCAACACCTGCAGGACGCTTCTTTTTCCATCGGAAGCCAGGGGACGAATCCATTTCTAGTCCGGCATACCCAGCCATGGGTAAACCATTCACAACTTCCTCCATAGTGAGTTCATGCACTTGGCACTTGCCCAACGCTTTGCGGAGACGGTATTCTACTAATTCCGTCACTATTCTGCGTGAGGAGCTGGGAAAAGGAACTGTTCTAGATTCGTACTTCTTGAGCGCATTACGGAACGGGGATGTCTTAGTCGGGTTTCGAGGGTCCTTCGGTGTAAGTATCGCGGGTTCTGTGACAGGAGGGGCTACCAAGCCATGTGTCTTTGCCTTTTCTATCTGCGTTCTTCCGGGAGCGAAAGAAGCGTCTTGCGGGGCACAGGCACCGTACACTTCATATCCGTATCCGACTATGCTGTTAACACGGTCAGACACACACATTGATTGCATTTCTAGCTCGGCACATGTGGTATCAATATCCCAATCCAGGCTTTGCTCAATGTCTTCTTGCGTAAGAAGAGCAGCAAAGGCTCCGGATCTCTGGGAACTGAATCCAGCTATATGGATGCCAACGGCTTTACGTTGTTGATTACCTTTGGCAAACCATATAGAGCCACACGTCCCAACTTCGGTGCTGATGTCAGAAGTCCAGCCTTCCAAGAAAATTTCTTTACTTTTGAGCTGTCCATTCGATCTAACCGCATACGGTGATCCATACCATTTAGTTTCTCTAATGGCAGAGATAGATCCATGAAATTCATGGATACAACCATCTGAGCCTCTTGAGTAAATCAGTCCATCAAAATGGACAAAATGAGCCAAGTCTTTGTTAGACACAAAGTACTTAGAGAAACGGGGAGCAGGAGGTAGGCGTGCTATATTCTTCCATATTGCTATATCAGAATCGCCTATTCTCACTACGTCGCTTCGCTTGAAGCTAACGGTAATAGGGGTCACAAACGCGGATGGGATCAAAGTCACCAGGTCGTTGTCTTTTAGCGGACTAATCATATGGACATTCACGATTAAGTTATGTCCATTGGTTGCCAGGGCACAACATTCTCCAGCCGATGTTCTTATTCGGTAGAGATGTCGCGCCATCACAGCCTTCTGGTCCGCTAAATTCCTGTCGCCAGACTGAGCTTGGGGGAGAGTTCGAGTCGGGGCTTGTCGTGCGTGCACTATGGTCTTGTGTTGGCGGCCAGTTCTTGGGTCACCAGACACTCCTCCTTCTTCTTCCAGAATAGGGAGGCCAGTCTCGGGGTCGTCATCTTTGACTTCATCAAAGACGCGGTCGAAGAGCTCCTCTTCAGTGATTCCTTGTTGTTTAGCTTTCAGCTCAACTCGTTTCATAAAGAAATCACCTCGAGTCATGAACTGAGTATTTCTAGTCCGTCCATCCTCGGTTTGAAGAGTCATTGCATCAACTTCCGCTTCTGCATCTTTCAATTGGAGCGGTTTAAAATCACTCCAACCCATACCACCTTTCGGATTGTACAGGTAGATGTTGGCCCCACTGGGATGTTTCACGTAGCGCATTCCATGGGTATTTCGTCGTATAGGAAGTCGGAAAAGCGGGTCTATTGATGTTTCAACGTAACTGCGAGCCTGGTCGAGGGTGGCTGCATAGATACGTCCCACTTGTCGCGACAACACTCGGGCTTCTACTTCCTTGCATATTTCGAGCACTTTCAATTTGTCGGACTGCTGTTTATTCTTCAGATGATGTAAGTATCCAATGAATCCTACAGCTCCGAGCAAAATAAGTTGTCCTTTGAGCTGGGTCACATGAGGTTTAATAACCTCCCATATGGTATCGATGATCCCGCGTGTACTTTTCCAAGCGCTGCGGGCATGATTGGCGACATTCATCGAATCCAAGAACCGCTGTCTTGCGGTTTCCTTCATTTGCTTTGCTTTGTCGCGAGCGCACATGAAGATGTGTCCAGCATGCGATGTCACTATCGCCAATGCGGTTTTCAGGATGATTTTGGCATCAACTCTCAACATTTTATAGTAGAGATCAGTTGCTTTTTCATCAAACCTGGCCATCACATCGACGGGTAGTCGCTTAGTTGCTCGTTCCTTCCACTCTTTCATAAGGTAGAAGACACTCTTATAGCGATTGAGAAAATTTCGCAGGGAAGATGTGGAGACAGTCACTTGATTTTCATCTATGACCACTTCCAAATCTTCTTCCTCCTGCAATATCTCAGCCACTTCTATATCGAGGTCAATAGTCTCTTGCGATGATGTTGACGCCCCTTCATTCACTTTAGGGGCCGGATCGCTTTGAACCATTGGTTCCTCAATTCCAAAGAGTGTCTTCACATATGCTTTCGTGGATTCGATCGTGGTTGCAAGTGTAGGTCGTTGTACTCGGGGGGGGGGAGTCCGTTCTAGGACTTCCTCGCGATTAGCGTCAATGTTTTGTTGAAGCAAAATCTGTTGTTGATGATAATGCATTTGAAACTTTTCAGCTATGACTCGTTGTAAGTCAAGGAAGGTCATTCCTTCGCGAAGGCATCCATTCTCACGAGGATTCATGAGACGAAAACGGAGGTGGTCGTAGTCGGGTAGTCGTTGGTGGTGTTCAAAGATTTTATCAGTGTCGGGGGCACCGAGCATTGTGAGATAGTCGGGTTGAAGAATTGCTTCCACAACAAGGTGTCGACGGCTATTCACAGCATCAATGCTATGCACATGAGGTCCACAATCAGGATATACAAAGTTGGAGGTCATCACAAGAGCCCCAGCTTCAAAGGGTCGCCCCTTATCAGCCAGGTCAGCTTGTTTTGTTATGTACATCTGATTGGACCGTGCGTTGATAAATTCTTGATATCGGGTCTTTGCGACTTCGCCTTTCCATTGGCCAAAGTCGTCCCAATAGACAACGAATTGTCCATTGTAATTATCCCAATGATCAGATTCACCACGTGCATAATGAGAGGTCGGGGTTTGGTCAGCTAGTCGAAGAATTTGGCTAATGACACTAGATGCTAGGAAAGATTTTCCAATCCGGGGTTCACCAGCTATCCAGATACACCAGGGGTCAATTCGCCACTGCGCCACTCGTTTGAAGATCTTAACATGATTCGCCAATTCCTTTATGTTGTTATAATGGAGGTTGAAGGTGGATCGAAAAGAGGCAGGCCATTTTGCGTTGAGACATGTCTTTGCAAACACGTCGGCTTCGTCTCTTAATCGGAGAATCTCTAGTCGGAGGGCGGGGTCTTGCTCGCATTCAAGTTTGGTGTCGGAGCTTGACAACTCCGAGACGCGCATTCCCCACTGGGAATACGCTCCCTTGATTTCTTCGAACTCGTCGTTTAGAGCCTGATCGTCCGTCATGTTGTGTCCAGCGAGATAGACAACAACCTGTTGCAAAATGGAGGTGGTGGATTCCAACAGTTGTGGGATGACGGAGAGGGATCGATTCACTTTGAATGAAAGGTCGGCAGAGTCAATGAATTTCTTTACAGTAAGATCGCCAGGTGCTTGATTGAGAATGATCTTGAATAGCACAGTTAATAAGCCTCCAGCAATTACCTTCATCAGAATATCCCCCGTACTTGATTGGAGTTCGGGGACTTCTTCTGAATCATTAGGGTTTTCACTGGTCTCATAGCGGAAATAAGTCGAGATTAGGCTCCACATGTTCTTAACTGCAGAGGCGATATACTTTTGCCAGTCTAGCCATCGGAGGACAGCCATGCCAACAAGAATACACCAAATCGGTTTGGGGAGGAGGGATTCAGTCATGTACAATATGCTACATTCACACAGAACTATAGCCATGTGCCCATATGCGCTCATCACTGAGCCAGCCATCTGGCTTTGCATTATGAGCCCTTCAGTCACGTTCTTACAGACAGAATCTCCAATCGTGTGGATGTGCTCTTTAACTACGTTCTTCAAGTCAACTGTACAGTCGGCTATCGTCGCAGGGATAGTTCGTAAACTATCAGTAATGTTAAAAAGAGCAGCATTGATGTGTTCGGGGATTTGGTGAGTGAGGTCCGCAGAGTGTTTTAAAGAGCTTCCGAGATTGCGGAGGGTCTCAGAAGTTTCAGTTAGGGTAGTCATTATATCGGGGAGAGTAGTTCGCAGAGTCGCAGTTGACGACTCAAGGTTATCCATAGAGTTCTCTAGTTTCTGGCGTGCCAGGTCGGAGGCTAATCCACCGGCAACGGAGAACATCTGAGTTTCGGGAATTTCTTCGTCCGAGTCAGTATCGAATAACCATTCATCATGAGCAGGTGAGTCCCAGTTCAGTCCACGTGTAAGTTTCCTTAAACGTGTTCTTTCCTGGTCAAACACCTTTTCACAGGAACTACAGGGTCGGTCGGGCGGTATTGTGTCAGAGGGGCATTTGTTAAGAGCCCCTAGCGGTAGGTCTAACGGGGTCGCAGGGTGCGCCACATCGAGGGTGACGGGAAAGTAGCGTGCAGAGTGAAGTTTTCCAGAGAGATTTCGAGATGTGTGGAATCCTTCCCACAGACTAAGCAGGAAGTCGTGAAGGACAGAGTCCTTACGATCGTTCTTATGCCACACATCAACTACCATACGCCAGGTACATCGAGAGATAGGTTTGTGATATCTCAGAGCATAAAGTCGCTTACAAAGTCGCCAGAACAAAAGTCCTTGAGTTCCGGCTTGTCCAAAGGGTATTTTCATAGCCTTACACAACTTTGCGACATTACAGTACGGTGCGTATCTTTCAATACGCTCTCTATACTCAATGTCATGCAACATTATCTCACGAAAATCTTCACGGTCTTGTTGGGATGTCATGTATCGATACCAGGAGTCGGGGATGTACTCAGTTTCAAACTTCTCTCTTTCGAAAGGTTTTCCACTTTTTCCAACACCCCGAATCGTCTTCACATACTTTCGGGAGGGCAAGAGGATTTCATCGCGTCTTGCCCAACATGCGGTCGTTTGGTTGTTTCGGTCTCGTATTCCATAGGCGGCAAATTCACATTGATGGGGTCCGTCAGCTACCACGTAGTCTGAAATCCAATCTCGGGAAGAGAGGGTCTGGGCGAGCGATGTGACGGTACTAGTCACAAGCTTGACGGCATCAGGGAGTTGGGTCGTACGGAGTTGGGGGCAGTCCTTTATGGGAGATAGCTCATGAAATGATGCTCGGGCAAAAGTCGGAAGTTGCATTCTGGGCTTTTGCTTGTCCCTTTTGTCAGAAAGGTAACACAAAACTGTTGGCCACTCAAAGCCTATCCTTTCGGATCCAGCTGGGTCTCAGACCAATCACACTCTTTCACAATCCTTAGATTCTCACGGACTGGGCCTCAGGCCTAACTTTCTTCTGAACTATGATAACAATGATATGTACAATGAAAGACTACTAAACTTTGGGAACGTTTCATCGGGGTCCAACGCTGTGGCGATGAGACAGAGAGGGCACACCGTTCTCTTCATCATCTATAGCGTCACTAATCCGATTCGCCACATTCACCATTGTCCAGGTACCAGAGTCTTCATGCTTCGCGGGGGAGCTAATCCCGGTCGACATTCTAGGTGCAGAGCTGAGAGTTGAGGTGCAGACGCCGCTACGGGGTATACCCACGGCGGTGAGAGTTGATGTAGTGAGGGTGGTCATCGTGGAGGGGGGAGGGCCTGTTGTACTTGCGAAATGATTAAGCGTCTCGTCATATGTATGAGTGAAGGT